GACGCGTATAGTCGACGGCCTAGAGACTATGTTCTATAACTAGGAGGATAAAATTATGGCAAGAACTAACTTTTCGGGTCCAATTAACGTTGGCCGAATTCAAACAAATACAGGAACAACTATTTCTGATAATGTAAGAAACGTTGCATTCGTAGAATGTCACGCTTCGTTTCCTGTAAATCACAGTAACTTTACTGTAACAACTGATGCTAACAAATTAGCTGTAACTGGTTCTAATGGAGCTGGTACAACTTCTGTTACATTACTAGACACAACTGCAAACGTACCTGGAATAACTTCTGATGGTGGTTTTGAAGCTGCATCTGTAATTACTTTAACATCTGCTGGTAATGACTCTGCATTAACTGCAACTATTACTGGAACTGATGTTTTAGGTAATGCACAAACAGAAGGTGTAACTATGGGTAATGCTGGTCTTGTTTCTTCAACTAAAACTTTTAAAACTGTAACTGACATCGCTGTAAGTGGTGCTGGAACAGTAGGAACTTTAGAAGTAGGTGTAATTGAATCTGGATTAATTTCAGTTGTGTGTAGATCGTTATTTAACGAATACCCACTAGGTCAATCATCAACAACATCTGGTAAAAACTTAGCAAACAATATTGTAATTCCTAAATTTTCTAGAATTAACGATATTAGATTTGTTGTTAACGAAGCTTTTGATACAGCTGGTTTTGACATGCAAATTGGTGCTAACGTTGCACAAGCAGCAGGAGCTACTCTTAACAGTTTAGATCTTGACTACTTTGCAGGTGATGCTGACAATGATGTAAAAGCTGTTGCTTCTCATCACATTCCAACTGGAATGGATCAATCAGTAGCACAGATGAAAAATTGTCTAAATGTTTCAGACGATGATGCATCTGGTTATGAAATGGACAAAGCAGTTGTTCTTACTGCTGCGACTGATGACGCGTTAACTACTGGTGAAGCGGTGTTAAACGTTTATTGGACACAGCAAATAAACAATACTAACTAATTAATTTAATGTGGGGCTCCGGCCCCACATATTAATTTTAAGGAGAAAAAAATGGCAACAGACGTAAAAGCAAGGTTTGCAACTGGAGGAACAGCAACAGGAGCAGCTGTTATAGCAGCTGAACAAGATCCAGGAGATGGAGCAAATTTAACTTTAGAAGCAGCTGCTGCAACTTTTGCACAAGCTGGTGATGGATCACGTACAGTTCAAAAAATTACTTTAACATCTGGTTCAGGTGATGATAATTCAGACGTAACATACACAGTGACTGGAACTGATCACAATGGTGATAGTATAACTGAAGATATTACAGGACCTACTGGTGGAGCTACAGTAACTTCAACTAAATTTTACAACACAGTTACACAAATAACTGGAAATGGAGCGGCTACTACAGATATTTCTGCAGGAGTAACTTCAGTTGGTATGCATGCTGTTTTATTTTCAGGCAGAACTAGAGTAAAAGGAATGCATGGAGTAATATCATCTGCAGACAACTTTTTATTTAAAACTACTTCAAGCACAGGAGCTACTGTGATGACTATACCTGCAGACGCAGGAGATTTAGATCCTTACATTCCTGATGATGGAGTTTTATTTACCAATGGATGTTTTCTTCCAATGGATCAAGGTGATATAACAGGGTTGACAGTATACCTAGACGCATAGGAGGTTAAATGGCAAATACTACCTCGGGCACAACAACATTTGATAAAACTTTTTCTATCGATGAAATAATAGAAGAAGCATTTGAACGTATTGGATTAAATTCAGTAGCTGGTTATCAAATGAAATCAGCTCGAAGGTCTCTTAATATTCTTTTTCAAGAATGGGGAAACAGAGGTATTCACTATTGGGAAATAGATGAACTTGATCTTGATTTAATTGAAGGACAAGCTGAATATAAATTTTTTAGAGCTAGTTCTGATGGCACAAGTGCTACATCAAATCCAAATGGTGTGTATGGAATGTCTGATGTCCTTGAAGCACAATTAAGATCTAATAGAACAGCGACTACTCAATCAGATAGTCCAATGACAAAAGTAGACAGATCTACTTACGCAGGATTCTCAAACAAACTTTCAAAAGGTACACCTAATCAATACTGGGTCCAAAGATTTATAGATCATGTTAGTATTAGTATATACCCTACACCAGATTCAACTAATGCATCTAAAGATATGCATTTTTATTACATAAAAAGAATTCAAGATGTTGGAGATTACACAAATGCAGGGGACATACCATTTAGATTTGTACCTTGTATGACTTCAGGTTTAGCTTTTTATTTATCACAAAAATATCAACCACAATTAGTACAACAAATGAAATTATATTATGAAGATGAATTAGCGAGAGCGCTTGCAGAAGATGGTTCAGCTTCTAGTACATATATTACACCAAAAGCTTATTACCCAGGAACATAACATGACACTATTAACAAAAGGAATGGGAAAAATATTAGCAAGTAGATTAAGAGGTCTTGAAAAAAAAATAGAAAAAGTGGGTAAGGAAAGACAAATTAGAATACAAAAACAAAAAAAAGAATACTTTGATAGAACTGGTAAAAAATTACACCTAGAGGAATCAAACTAATGTCAAAAGTAAAAACAGGGGAAAAAATTATTAAGAGTATACGTAAAAAATTATTTCCTTTAGAAGTTAACAAAGGACCTGGTGCAAAAGACAAATTTAAAAAACTTGATCCAAAAAGTCCTTATTATAATGTTGATGAATTAGGTACTTACCCACTTCACAGAGGAGGAGGTGCTTCTGGAACACAAAAGAAAAAACAAAAAGAAATAGGTAAAAAAATTGAAGAAGGTTTTAAGAAAAAAGACAAACAAAAACAAATAAGAGATTTACAAATGGGTGGATCAAAGTATTTACGAGGTGGTGGAATTTCACAACGTGGATTAGGTAGAGCGTTTATGAAAGGTGGAAGAGTAAGATAATGGCAAAGTATGCAACAGGAAAACATTCAAAAGCAATATCTGATAGATCAGGTATGGAATTTCCATATAGAGAAATGGTTAGAGAATGGAATGGTGCGTTTGTGCATGTATCTGAATTTGAACCAAAGCAACCACAATTAGAACCAAAACCACTTTCTGCAGACGGTGTTGCATTAAGAAATGTTAGAAGTGATAGAACAGAACCAGCCACAACTGTTAGAATACCTAACAACGGTTTTGAAACTTATCAAGCGGGTTCAAGAATTATAAATGTTTTTTCTCCAGGTCATGGTTTAACTAGTGGAACAACATATAGATTTAGAGGACCCCCAACTACTTCTGCAGGAAGTGGTTTTGTTTATTCTAATCCACAAAATTTTGACGGTATAACAGGAGTTAATGTTGCAAAAGCAACAGGCTATGCAATTACAACAGGACTTTACAAAGATGACGCTGTGGTTACATCAGCATATTCTACAGAAAATTATTTTCATTTTACAGTTGATACAGATACTGCTACAAGTGGTAATATAAAAGGAGGAGGTTATGGTTGTTCAGTTGGACCCATAACTATAGAAGCATAATGAAAAATATTTGGAATTGGATAAAAAATTTATTTACACCTACAAGAGTTGTAGAAGAGTTTGGAGACACTTTAGTATTAAAACAGTGTCCTGATCACCCTACTAAATTTAAACATAGATGTCCTAAATGTCAGGAGCTAGTAGCATAATGGCTGGATTAAGTGCATCAGGATTAAAAACTCAAATAAGAAGTTATACAGAAACAGATTCAAATGTTTTAACAGATGCTGTTTTAGAGAATATTATATTAAATGCACAATATAGAATTTTTAGAGATGTTCCTATTGATGCAGATAGAAAACAACAAGACGGTAATTTAGTAACTGGCCAAACAACTATTAATGCTCCAGCTGGAGCTGTTTTTATTAGAGCTATACAAGTATATGATTCAACATCTGCTGTAACTGGAGCAAATGTTTTTTTAGAAAAAAAAGATATTACATATTTACAAGAATATGTATCATCAACAGAAACAGCAAAAAGAGGTCAACCAAAATATTATGCTATGTTTGGAGGAGCTACTGGAGAATCAGACACCACATCTGGAAGAATGATGTTTGCCCCTGTTCCTGATACAACATATAAATTTAGAGTTCATTATAATGCAGCCCCTGCATTATTAGAGGGGGCAGATGGAACTAATTATATTAGTCTTAACTTTCCAAATGGTCTTTTATATTGCTGTCTATCAGAAGCATATGGATTTTTAAAAGGTCCAATAGATATGTTGACACTATATGAAAATAAGTATAAACAAGAGGTACAGAAGTTTGCTAACGAGCAAGTTGGTAGAAGACGAAGAGATGACTACACTGATGGCGCTGTTCGTATTCCAGTAACTTCGGCAAACCCGTAGGAGAATAAATTATGGCAATAACATCGGCAGTTTGTACAAGTTTTAAAGTAGAACTTTTAAAAGGAGTTCATAATTTTACAGCTACAACAGGAAACACATTTAAAATAGCTTTATATACGAGTGACGCAACTTTAGGGGCTTCAACAACAGCATATTCAGCAACTAACGAAATTACAAATTCATCTGGATCAGCATATACAGCAGCTGGAGCAACTCTAACGAGTGTTACACCAGCAGCATCAAGCACAACTGCTGTTTGTGATTTTGCAGATGTAAGTTATACTTCAGCATCTTTTACAGCAAACGGTGCTTTAATTTATAACGATACAGCAACAGGAGACCCTGCTTGCGCAGTTATAGCATTTGGTTCTGATAAAACTGTAACAAGTGGAACTTTCACAATTCAATTTCCAACAGCAGACGCAACCAACGCTATTATAAGAATAGCATAAGGAGGCACTCCTTATGGCTACTTCAATCTGGGGCGGAGACGATCCACTCGTAGCATGGAATCAAAACTCATGGCAATCTAATCAAGCAACTGTCGTATTAACAGGTGTATCTGCAACATCATCTGTTGGAGAACTAGAAGCTTTTCCTGAAGCAGGTTGGGGATCTGATGCTTGGGGTGAAGATGGTTGGAGTGGAACTTTTATTGTTGATTTAACAGGAGTAGCTGCAACTGCTTCGGTTGGTTCTGTAACAGTAGATGCAGAGATAGGTTCTGGTTGGGGCCGAGGTGGATGGAACAACAATGAAGGTTGGGGTATCCAAGGAACAGTATTACTTGCAGGTCAATCTGCAACAGCAAGTGTTGGATCTATTTCACCTGCTGATGTAATGGGACTAACAGGAGTTTCTGCAACTTCAGCAGTTGGTTCTTTTGCAGGATTAATTTCAGATGTAACAATTGTACCAACAGGAGTTGCTGCAACTTCTTCAGTAGGATCATTATCACCTGCAGACGTAATGGGATTAACTGGAGTTTCTTCAACTGCTTCTGTTGGAGCGTTAACACCAGCAGATGTAATGGGACTAACAGGAGTGTCTGCAACTTCAGCAATTGGTGATCCAACTATTACATCGAACCCTACTATTATACCAACAGGTTTAGCGATGACATCTGCAGTAGGTAATTTATCACCTGCAGACGTAATGGGATTAACAGGAGTGTCTATGACCTCTGGTGTTGGTTCATTAACTCCTCCTACTGTAATGGGATTAACAGGAGTTTCTGCAACAGTTTCTGTTGCAGAATTTGGAACTGCCACTGGTTTTGGAATTCAAGCATATTCAAGCGTTGACACTGGTTCAAATTCATCGTATACAAATGTTGCAACTGGATCAAATACAAGTTATACTGACGCTGCATAGGAGATAAATTATGGCATCAACTTACACACCTTTAGGGGTAGAACTTCAAGCAACTGGTGAAAATGCCGGTACATGGGGGACAAAAACTAATACAAATTTACAATTAGTAGAACAAATTTCTGCTGGGTTCATACAAAAAGATATTAATGGTGGTGCACAAACAACTGCATTATCTGTTTCAGATGGAGCAACTGGTGCAGAACTTGCACACAGAATGATAGAATTTACAGGAACTATTTCTGGAAATCAAATCGTAACTATTCCAAATGATGTTCAAACATTTTATTTTTTAAGAAATTCAACATCGGGATCTCACACAGTACAATTTAAATATGCAACTGGTTCAGGTGATTCACTTACGTTTGCAGCAACAGACAAAGGTGATAAATTAGTATTTGCATCTGCTAATCCTGATGCAACAAATCCAAAAATTTTAACTCTTGCTACTGGTATAAATGCTGTTGTCGATGACACTTCACCTCAACTTGGCGGTGATTTAGATGTTAATGGAAACGATATTGTATCTACTTCTAATGCAGATATAGACATTATTCCAAATGGAACTGGAGATGTTGTTCTTGCAGCGGATACAGTAAAAGTTGGAGATAGTGGTGCAGCTGCTGTTTTAACATCAAATGGAGCTGGAACATTAACTGTAACAACAGGTGGTGCAACAGATTTAATTTTAAACACAAATAGTGGGACAAACTCCGGAACTGTCACTATTACAGACGCCGCTAATGGAGATATAACTGTAGCACCAAATGGTACTGGTAGAGCAAAAGTGACTAATGCTACATCAAGCTCAACACAAACTGTAACTACTGATGGAAAAGGTATTGTCTTTTCCATGGTTTTCGGGTATTAATCTAGAAGGAGAATAAAAAATGGCAAC